CCTGGATCTACAATATCAATTCTTTCAAATTGTCCTTTAACGTTTGCAGTTGCACTCACACCAGCACCAGTTAAACTCTCAACAGACACTGTTGGTGGTGTAATCACATCATATTGTGACCCACCTTCCAACACATCTATTGATTCAACACCACCAAAGAAGATAACATCACCTGACTTATAGTTTGATATCTCTGTACCATTTACAAGGATGCCAGTGGTGCCTGGCGATGTCTCACGAGACTCTCCATCAAAGAGTGGATTGAGAGATATTCTCTTCAATAATTTTTGATGATCCAGTTTTTTGTTTGCTAGATCAGGAACGGAGATTTTAAATGTTCCGTCACCTGTTGCATCTACAAAATCACCATTAACTAGATCTGGTAAAGAGTTTGCAAGACGAATATTGTTAGAGTCAATACGACTTACATAATAATTTTTACCATCAATAAGTGATCCTAAGAATCCACTAATCACATTATATGTGACAACTTCTCCAGAATAGAATCCATGATCTGCTGCACCCTCTGTAACCTGTATCAACTGTATAACGTCGCCTCCAGTGGCGCCAGTCCATGTTACAGAACGATCTGGTGCAACGATAGGTTCATTACCTAAACTTGGTATCGATGGTGAGGTAACGTATGCATGAGGATGTGGAGGTAATGCATTGACATCATCTGACTGATGATCATATACATTTTGAACATCTGTTGTGTATTTTGTAATATTATCATGAAGAGAACTATTTCCTCTCTTTAATCTTCTACGAATAAACGCAATATTTGATTCACCAACGCCAGGCAAATCACCTAAGATAAAAGTTGAACCACTGATAACACTTAAAACACGACCAACTCCAATTAAAGCTGATTGTGCATCTAAAACTTCAACTGTATCTTCCTCTAAAAATCCATGATCAGAAAGAAGTTCAATATTAAAACTACTACTTGACTGTCTTGTAATATTTTTTGGAGTAAATTTTACAGATGTGTTATAAACCCATGATCCAAAGTTTGAATCTTCAGAACTTTTATTAATACCAAATGAACCAACTTTAACTTTATCTCCTTTATTAAAGTAAAAAGTATTATCGGGTATTGGGAAATCTTTTAGAACACCTGTAATTAAAACTTCAATTTTCTGTGTATTATTTGCAAATGAATATCCATACGCAACATTATTAAATCGAACATCATCACCAACACTCAAAACATCAACAGCTGTAGATATTCCTAAGAATTGGTTTGCAGTTTTACTTGAATATGTAACAACACCAGCAACGCTTGCAGTTGGTAGTGATAAAGAACCACTTGTAGGGAATCCAACTGTTGTATCAACTGTCATTACAGTTGAACCGATTGATACTATATCAGTAACACGAGTTCTGCCTGGAACTACAAAATCACCATCAATCGAATCTTGTGATACAGTAATTTGATAATAATGTTCTCCGCCATATAAAAAATCTTTAACATCTGATATCGCACCAGAAGCACCCTTAATATTATCATCATCGTCATCAGCATCTTGAAAAAGTGTAGATCCTTTTAAATTACGAGGATCACCTGTAATTGGTTTAACAACAAAGTCTTGACCAAAACCATAATCTGCATCAGATGGTTTAATTAAAAACTCTGATGGTTTGATAACATTAACTTCTTCACCATATAATGCTCTGAATAAAATTTTATATGATTCTTCTGTACCTTTTGTTTTATAAAAGTCTTTGACTTGACGAATAAACTTAACTTGATCTAAATCACTATCTAAAGTACGATTTTCAAAACCACTCGCATATGTTGTTTTAAGTTTATTAAAGAATTCACGAATAAAAAGATTTGATAAATTATGAACTCTACTTCCACCTGTATGTGCAGCACCAACTGTTGATTTAAAATCTAGGACATCAGGTTTTGTTGATTGACGTAAAGCATTGACTCCACTAAATCCACGAACACATCCAGTAAATGAAGTTGTACCTAATCCAGTATAAGTAATGATTTCATCATCAATTTTGAGTAATCCATACTGACTTGGATAACCTTTTGTGCTATCAACAAAGATTGTTTCAGAAAATGCCTGAGTATCTGTGGATAATCCAGTAAATTCAGTCAGTGCAGCACCGACATACGTTTGTAATTTCGTATATCGATCTAAATTTTCAGAAACATTTATAGATCCACCTTGAAATTCTTGGGAAATATAATATTGTTTCATGAAATCCACAAAAAGCGGACTTTCAGATTGCACAAACTCAGGTAACTGATTCTCAATTACCTGATTGATTTCGACTCTTTGTATTGATGTATCAATCATTTAATTATTAGTATCCTGATCCAGAACTAGATGATGATGAACTTGTTGTAGTAGATGTTGTCGCTGCATATGCACCACCACTTGATGTAGTAGTTGCAGTTGAAGAAGCGGTAGAAGGAAGAATTGCTGCAGCTGTTGAAACTGGAGATTCTGATTTTCGAGTAAATGTGGGTGTATAATAACTGTGAGTATGAACAAATTGAGATCCTGATGTATTTTCACCAGAGGAAATCAAATCTTGTATCATATTGATTGTTGTATTTGTCATATCAAACTTAACATATAAATCACGAAGACCTATAACGTCATTTGAGTGAGGAATTGCTTGAATTTCAATCACGTTATTCGTAATGACTGTTGAGGTTATATTACAAGTATCTATAAGAACTTCACCAGTCATATAATCAACAGTTCCAGCGTTTTTCTTTACAATATTTGGAGTTCCACCCTCTGTATAGGTAAAGAAGAAAATACGACCTTTTTCACGGTTGATAACCTCGTCAGCGAGATAAACAGTTCCAACTACACCATCAATTGTAAATCCAGTTGAAACAACGTTGTATGAAGACTCCTGAGTATGGAATCGATTACCATAACACACCTCATACTGTGCAAATTGACCAATTACTGCTTTTAAATTACGACGAATTGTAACAAGAGTGATATTTGATGTAATTGATGCATCCACACTGTCAATTAGAGATACAGCTTTACTATATTTGAATCTACCACCAAATTTATTCACATCAATCGATCTTGAATATTGTGTCAATGCATTTGAAACGCCAGTTTTAAGATTTTCTGCATCATCGTTCAAACTTGGATTGTAATATGGATTTGTTTGTATCTCAACATACAAATATTTCAAATCAATGAATTCTGGTACAATACCAGCAACTGCATAACCCTTTAACTTTTGAATGAGTTCTCTTTTTGTCTCATCTGAAAGAAAATCACCATTTCGAGGTTTGACTGATATAAAAACCTTACCAAAACGAGGTGGAGACATTTCTTCACCACCGAACGCTGTTACAGACTCAACGTTTGGATAGATAAACCCTAAAACAGACTCATAATCAGAAGATGTGACTGCACGATACTGAGAAGTGTAAATTCGAGGTGCATAATACTTAATTGAAGAGATTGATTCAATATCATCACCATCTCTTGATGATTCTTCCGTTGAAACAAGACCAATCAGTGCTGGATTGATCGATCCACCGTCCTGATTTGTAATATTTCCAACAAAACTGAATTCTGAAGCGCCATTTCCTTCTTTTCCATCCGAAACAACATAAGAAACGGTAATTACGTTGTTATTTGATAACTTTTTAGCAATTACATTGTCACCAAAGATCAATTCATACCTTTCATCTTCAATTTCTTGCAATAAGTAAGAAGATGAGGTCGATGTAATACCAATAATGTTGTCAATTTGTTGATATGTAACGGAGGAGGTCGCTGATGAGGATGGTTTGACCTTCACTTTGATAGTTGATGTATCAATAAAGGAATTTTCTAAAAGAAATCTCTGATTAAACAAAGAAGTATCAACAGTGAATTCCTGTGATACAAAACTACCTTCAAATATCTCAATATTATTAAAATCTGCAACTCCGTTAGTTACAGGCACTGTAATGTCTTCTGGAATTGAAAAAATATAGTTTGTATTGTCACCAGCACCATTACAAACGATACCAGAGTTTAATGTAACTGTGGATGTACTTTCTAAACCATCAATAATAAAAGATATTCTTGCTCTTGCGGATCTTCTTGATCTTGGAACGTATCCGATATTTCTTGCCAATGCAACAACATTTTCTCGAAGTGTCGCAGAGTCAAGAAAACATTCGTTTGCTGCCATATTGGTATTATAGGCAGTTGTGTATGTATTATATGCTAATGCGTCGATAATGATTGAAAGGTTTGATCCCTCGAAGTCATAATCAGTAAAGTTTGTATTCGCCCTCAGATAATCTCTGATAGACGTTTTAATTTGATCAAAATCTAAATTAACGTATTGTCCAAAGGCCATTATACTCTAGCTGGGAAAAGGAGAACTTGAACTGATTGTGTTGGTGCTGGAATTCCAGTGATATCATATTGAACTGTCGCATTCATTTCATTTGAATCGGGTGCAACTGTTACGGTTGCAACAATATTGTCAATTCTTGGTTCAAAATTCAATAATGCCGACTGAATTGCGTCTGAAACTGCAATTTCATTCAAAGATGTGTTTAATTCAAACAAAGAATCATTAATCACTGACCCAAAAGTGGGTTCAAATGGTTTTTCACCAAGAATTGTAAAAATTATGTTCTTAACAGACCTCTTAATCGCATCTTCATCACGAATTGCTACCACATCATTCGTCACAGGATGACGTTTGAAGGATAAATTGATATCTTTGAATGC